CTCAGCCTCCTAGAAATAGGGGGCTTTTTTGTGCCCGCACGGCTCGCACGATTAGACTGAGGTGGTCGCATGGTTGCCGATGGCAGTTTGTGCATGATTGAGGTGGTCGCACTATATAGGGCAAATGAGGCTTATCAGTGGGCTTGCTATATATATGCAGGTAATTGCGCAAATATACCCGAGCGTTTTGCTCAGTGTTTATGAGGGTTGCGGGCTTTTGGTGAAAATAAACGCAGAAAAATAAAAATAAAACTTGCAATGGGTATAAACTTCCGCATGTTGTTGATCGTAGCAACGTTCATTGACAGTCCAAACACCGCCAGCCCTTGTGAAATACATAAGGTGAACCATCTGGAACGATGGCCGCGATTTAATCGCCCGATGACGTGGAACGTGGGACAATCTTAATAATGCAGCCCCAATCTGGGACGGTTAGCAGCCCGTAAAATGCAGACTATTAAAACCAATCAATCAAATGAACTTACCAGCATACAACAGAATCGAGTTAGAAGTAATCTCCAGCGTTAGAGATTCGCTCAAATGGCATTTAGGTGTCGAGATGGGCATTGACCCAGAAACCACCCTAAGAGGCTTCTTAGAGGTCGAGATGCGTCTTGCTTCATGGCTGACAATAGGCGGCGGGGGCGCATGGCTCGCAAGCAAGCCAGAAGTCAGCAAATTCAACCCAGCAAGCAAATGAATAAATCAATTGAACACATTATCACGCTAATCAATCAGGAACGCGCCGCGCAGGATGGCGGGCAGCTAGTTGTCGCGCACTGTCTGCGCGTAGCTATTAAAAATATCTCCAAAACACTATCACCATTAATAAAGGAAACACATGAGCAAATTTAACAAAACACTAACACGGAAAGCAGCAGAGCAAGCGCAAGCCGAGCAACTCACTAAGCAGGAGCAAGCCACCGCGCAAAACCTCAAAACGGGGCTTGCAATCTTCTTCGCCCTTGCAATTATCGGCGCAGCCTTAGACCTAATCGCTTAACACTAACAAAAACCAGAGAATCAAAATCATGAAACAATCAGTTAATAAATCAGACTTCCGCGCAGCATTCAACGAAATGGATCGCGGCGACAACTTCACACCAGCGGCATTAAATGCGCTTTATGAATACTTGGAAGAATACGAGCAAGACACGGGCGAAGAGATCGAGCTTGATGTAATCGCGATATGCTGCGACTACGATGAAGAGGAAAGCCTTGAAGAGTGGGCGCGTTGCTATTTCTGTGACGATCAGCTTGCAGAATTGCTTAAGGATTCAGATGACAAAGAGGAAACCCTGCGCGACTACATCCTTGACCACGGCCAATTGATCGAGTTTGACGGCGGAATCATCGTTTCGAAGTTTTAACCCATAAAGAAGCCAACCATTGACCCCCATCCCAGCCCCGTAATGCCCTTTAAATGGCTTTGCGGGGCTTTCTGGGTAGAGGGGTAACACTTACCCCTCGCAACCAAACAAAACGCCATGCAAGACATCACACAAAGACTCGAAAACGCGCGGATGATAATCCGTAACGTAATAGGATCACATCAAGGCACGCCAGAAACGGCGGCACGATATGCGGTGAGGCAGTTGGATTTACCCGCCGACGTAGTGACATCATTAATACAATACGCTAACCAAATAAACAGAGGAACAGAATGACAAAAGAAGAACAAAGACAAGCACACTTTAAGCAATCGGACAAACTTGCCGACATGCTCAGAGAAGCAGCCGCCCTTAGTAAGATAATGAGGGAAGGACTGGTAAAAGCTCGGCACATGATAGAAGAAAAAAGCGCAGAGATATCAGAGCTGGAAGCACAAAACCGAGAGCTGCGAAATCAGCTCGTTATGTTCCTAAATGGGGCAAAGCACTAAACCACACTAACAACCAATCAAAAGCCCTCCTTGACACCCTCAGAGGGCAGCAAACCACCAACCAACTAAAAAACATGATCTCAATTATAATCAAAATAGCGATAATCGTCTGGGCGTTTTCACTTAATCCATTTTTCGGGATTGTGTCGATTTGCCTGTTTCTATAATAAACAAACCACCAGCAAACCAAAAAATTATGATCAATCAAGAAATCTCAAGCGCAATTGCGTATCTCGAAAGTAAGGCCCCTGTAGGATTTGAACGGTTCGCCGAGCAAGTTCGGATGTCAATCAAAGCGGGAAGGGTCGAGGGTCTGACATTCCCAGAAGTAAAGGAAGCGAAACCACTTGGCGGCAATTACACCAGCCTAGAACGTAAGGCAATGATTCAAGCCGCGCACGATCTACGTGCAGGCGGAATGAAGTCAGCAGAAGCCGCGAAAGCGACTTGTGGCAGTCATCAGACTTACCGTAGATGGATGGCGGCGGAGGGGATGCCATACAAAGGTGGTGACTTGTGAGCTGCTGGGAAATCAGTTATAGCCATTCGTCAATGCCTAAAGCGTTCCGAGGCAAGACCTTAAAACACGCCAACACCGATCAGGCGGCAATTGCCTTCCTCGGCAAGCACGACAAGAGGCAGGGCGTAATAATCGACAAGCGCGGCAACGTGCTGTCCAACGTGGAGATCAAGCCCTATGAGCAAGCGAGGAGTTAAAGACCCGACAACGGGCATTACAGAGGGCGCAATGAGAACGCTACTAAAAAGCAACCTACGCCCAATCTGGCGCAGGACATCACGCCGCACGTTCATCGAGTCAGTTCGATACAAAGCCACAAACCCAAAGACGGGTCGCGAATGGTTCGCGGTGGACTGCTGCGACTGTAAGCGTGTAATGGGGTGCTCTGAGAAGGAGCGCAGGCCACTGGTAAGCGGTGGTCTGAGCAAGTCAGCTCGGAGCGTCTTTGAGGTCGATCACGTTGATGGCATTACGCCCTTGACAGACATCGAGGAAACACTAGGATCGCACTTCACTAGCATGATATACGGGCGGCAAGAGATCGTCTGCTACGCATGCCATAAAATTCGCAGCGCAAAACAAACCAAAGAAAGGAACAAAAAATGAAAAACCAAAACACAATTGAACTTGTCCGACAGTGGGGCATTGATAAAGGAATCACTGGAAGGCATGGGAAAGCGACCGAGCAAGGTCAGCTAACTAAGCTAATCGAGGAAGTCAACGAGCTGTTACAGGCACGTATTGACGATAACCACGAGGAGAAGATTGACGCCATCGGAGATATTACGGTTGTTCTAATTCTCCTGTCCGAGATCATTGGGTGCTCATTTGAAGAGTGCCTTGACACCGCATATAAAGTAATATCTAATCGGACTGGAAAAATGGTCGGCGGCATATTCGTTAAAGACCAATAACAACAAACGAAACCAAAAAATGAGCGATAAAAAAACAACACTACACTGGCTTAACACGCTAAAGGATGATCACCGAGCTGCCGCAATCGCGAACATCTTTGAAGACTCAATAAGCAACCTGCATTACTCACTAGCGAGCGCGTTGTATAACGATTGCAAGTGGGGATACTCACCACAGGGCGAAGGCTACTGGGGAGTAATATACGAGCAGCTACTGGAGGGCACTTACTTTGATGCACCTCAGCACACCGCAGAGGGCTTTGAAGCTAAAGCCAAGGCGCACGTCTACGGGCTGCCAGGAGACTCGGAGAAGCGCAAGGAGTATCCCATCTACGCGGGTCTTGTCTGCTACTTCGGCGACGCACTGGCGGAGGTTGCTAACCTTTCCTTTAAAGGGAATCAACAGCACCACCCAGAAAAGCCGCTCCACTGGGACAAGAGCAAAAGCACTGACTCGCGTGATGCGCTTATGCGGCACATCTTCGACATGGAGAGAGCTAACAAAGCACTTGACCATGAGACAGAGTTTGAAGAAGCTAAACGGGTAGCATGGAGGGGACTTGAGAACCTTCAGCGACTCATCGACAATCAATGCCAATACACAACTAAGTAAATATGAATAAACTACAGCAAATACAGTCCGAACTAAAAGCACCGAAGGGTCAAACAAATTCCTTTGGTAAATATAAATATCGCTCCTGCGAGGATATCCTTGAGGCGATCAAACCGCTATTGAAGGAGCACAGCATGTCCTTAGTGATCTCCGACAAGATTATTGAGGTAGGTGGTCGCGTTTACGTAGAGGCGACCGCACAGCTACACTCAGACACTGGCGCGTTGGCTGGAATCTCAGCGGCATCAGCCCGCGAGCCAGAGACCAAGAAGGGCATGGATGAAGCGCAAATCACGGGGGCAACCTCAAGTTACGCTCGTAAGTATGCACTTAACGGCTTGTTTGCCATTGATGATACCAAAGACCCAGACGCAACGAATAACCACGGCACACCGAAGAAGCCAGCAATGCAACCAGCGGAGGCAATCAAGCTTCTCAAGAGTGCTAAAACGCTTGACACACTCGGTAAGTGCTGGCAAGCTCTAACAATTGATATTCAGCAATCTGCGGAAGTCATTAACACTAAAAACGAACTAAAATCAAGTTTCACTAATAAATAATAATATGAGCGAAGAAAATAACGTAATGACTGGCACTATAAGTGCTATCCTACCAACAGAAGACATCTCTGGAGGCAAGTATCGAAAGCAAGTGTTCGCGATCAAGAATAACACGGGTTACGAAGGTAAGGAAGCTGTTTATGCTTTCGAGATCTTTGAAGCCGCCGACAAGGACAAGATTGAGAAGTTCAATAAGTTCAATAAGGTCGGAAGTGATGTTGACGTGAGTTACGAGATCCGATGCAACGAGAATGCTGGACGTTACTTCACTAGCCTCGCAGCTTGGAAGGTGTTTAAAGCTGACACCAACGAACCAACCGAAGCAACAAGTGAGGAATCGCCGTTTTGATCGCCTACGTGGTAGCTGGCGTCATCTTCGGTTTCTATGCCCCTGACTTCGTTGCTATGCAGTCCCCGCGCACAGTCAGTGTCCCAGTGCTCGTCTGCCTGTTGTTCGCCTACGTTGGTGGCACAGCGGCTCACGCAATGTGGTCACTTATTATGTAACCTAAGTATTACCCCTCAACTACTAGCCCCACGTCAATTCGGCGTGGGGCTTTTGGGGTAGATGGACAAGGGATTCAATTTATTCATGATACGCGCAATGTCTCTGGACAAACTGGAGAGAATGCTCCTGTACCATGCCCGCAACGAACATCAATTTTCACGCTTCTGCATCAAGGAAGCAATCAACAACGCAAAAACCGCACAACAACAGCCCACAAGGGCACAACAAGAGGCTGAGGAAGCCCTAAAAGAAGAACTATGAGAAATCTATTCCCACGAACCGAAGAACAAATCTTAACGCAAGGCTTGCACTCCATGAGCGTAGCCAATGATTCCCTTATGGAAATCAACGGAGGATTGAAGAAGCAAAACGAAGAACTTGCGCTAACCGTCGAGGCACTCAAAGCCCGCCTATTAACTAACCTAACAGAAAGAGAGTAATATCATGAATCCACTTACATCACTACAGGACAACGCAAACCTAATCCTAGAGGGACACCACGAAATGACTGGTGGTCAAGTCTTTAGGGAAATCTCGCGAATCAAAGGAGAGTTTGAGCTGTGGACTGAATCAGTTGACAGACTCAAGACCGATGACTGGGACTTGCTAGAGGATCTTGACGCAAGTCGCGAAGAGTTCCTGTTAGTGATTGACAAGCTAGATGATGTCTTTGAAGTTAGAGACACTAGCCGCCCCTGCGCACTGTAGGTGGCTCTGATATTTCTATTAACCAATAAAACACACAATACTATGAAAAAAGACAATGCATAAAGAATACACAGATGTAGGGCAAAATGATGAGATTATTGTATCTTACGAAATAGAACCATCCAGAATTAACGAAGCAGAGCTTGAAAGGCTCCTTTTTGATGATCAATTACGACGTATTGCCTATAAAGAAAAAGAAATTGCAGCACTACAAAATGAAGTAGAGGGAATGAAAAACACTCTGGAACCTGAGGAAGACACACTATGAAAAAACTAAGCGAAACATACAAAGAACTAGGGATTGCATTCAGCTTTCCTATCAGGATTAAAAATGCCAATGGCAATGTAACTTACCAAGAGAGCGGTGCTGGCTACTGGCAAAGGTGGGAGCGTGATGCCGATGGCAATGTGACTTACTGCGAGCACAGTAATGGCGACTGGGCGAGGTGGGAGTATGATGCCAATGGCAAGGCGACTTACTTCGAGGACAGTGCTGGCTACAAGAGCGGCACACCACGCTCCGCTAAAACCTGCGAAGGAAAAGTCGTAGAAGTCGATGGTATTAAATACAAACTAACAGCACTATGAAAAAACTAAGCGAAACACTTACAGAACTAGGGATTGCATTTACATTCCCCATTGAGATTACGGATGCCAATGGCAACGATACTTACCGCGAGAACAGTGATAGCTACTGGGAGAGGTGGGAGTATGATGCAAAGGGCAATGAGACTTACTACGAGGACAGTGATAGCTACTGGGCGAGGTGGGAGCGTGATGCCGATGGCAATGTGACTTACTGCGAGAGCAGTGCTGGCGACAAGAGCGGCACACCACGTTCAACCACTAACCAATAACACAAAACGCACGTTGAGCGCATAAGCTTGACAAGGGAAGTAGAAAGCCCTTTAATTAGAGACATATCTTTAGCCCTGCTAGAGTTCCTGATGGCCGTCCTCGCCTCTTTCTACACTGGAACTCTAGCGGGGTTTTTTATTTAAAAATATCATGGACGAAAAAAACATAGGATGGGTAAAGCTTGATCGAAAGATCGCTGGGTGGGGATGGTATAAGGATGCGAACACTTTTCGCGTATTCATGCACCTTCTATTGACAGCAAACTGGGAAGCTTCTGAATATCAGGGCTTTAAGGTTGACCGAGGTGCTCTTGTGGTAGGGGTAAATTCCCTTTCTGCGCAGATCGGCATCTCAGTTCAAGCAACACGCACTTCTCTCAAAAAACTAGAAAAAACTGGAGAAATCAACAAACAATCAACAAACAAGTTTTCTATCGTAAGTATCTGCAACTACGAGACTTACCAATCTAAGGAAACGACCTCTAACAAACCAACAACAAACGAGCAACAAACGACTAACAAACGAGCAACTACATCTAAAGAAGTAAAGAAAGAAAGAAGAGCTGGAGACGATGATTCTTTTTTTATTTTTGGCATTGACACAAGAACTATATCGCCAACAACTAAAGATGGTAAGAAGCGCACCAAGGCACAAATTAAACACATAGCTAAACTACAATCGGAGGGAATCACAATATCATGAGCAATATCAATAACAAATCATCGGTTGAGGCGGAGAGCACCCTGCTAGCAATCATCGTAAACGACGGAGCGGGTTCACTGACATCAGCAGAAGAGTCAGGAGTGACCCTAGAATGCTTCTCAGACCGCGCTTGCCAAGATTTATGGGCAGAGGTAAAGGAACTGGATTCAAAGGGCAAGGAGGTCGAATCTATGGAGCTAATGACCACATACCAATTGAAGGGCATGGACGTCAATCAACTGATCAACATCACCACTGACTTCGTTAAGTCTTCTCTGCACCTCAAAGCATACGCCGAGAAGGTGCTGGAGTTCCACAAGCTACGCCAGCTTACACGTATGTCCAGACTCATCCAAGAGCAGGTGAGCGAAGGCACAGAGGCTGCGGAAATCATGGCGTCAGTTGACTCCACTACCAAGAAGCTTGCCGAGACTGGTTCAGCACAGCAGTCAATCGGGGATTCGTTCGACTCGTTCATCAAAGACCTTTTCGGAGACTTCGATCAGCAAGCTTACGTCCCTACTGGCATCAAGAGCTATGACAGCACACTCAAGCGCAAAGGCTTCGGGCCATCCCAGCTCTGCGTCATTGCTGCGCGGCCAGGATGTGGCAAGACTGCACTCGCATTGAACATCGTTCACCAGGCGGCTAAGAAGGGTGTGCCAATCGGCATGTTCTCGCTGGAGATGGATTCGCAAGAGCTTATGGGTCGCCTCGGTAGCATGGAGTCTGGCAAGCCTTGGGATCAGTGGCGCGTCGAGGATCAACGCAAGGCACTTCCCATCCTCAAGGAGATCAAGAAGTGGCCGATCCAAATCTGCGATGACGCATTCAACCTCCCGTTGATTCTAGCAATCGCGAGAAACTGGAAACGCCGCCACGGTGTGAAGGCAATTATCATTGACTACTGCCAGCTTATCCGAGGCAACACACGCTTGCCACGTGAGCAGCAGGTCGCCGAGATCAGCCGTGAGTGTAAGCTCCTAGCAAAGCAACTGAAAGTTCCTGTGATTCTCTTGGCTCAGATTAACCGTGAGTCGGAGAAGGAAGACCGTGAGCCTCGCATGAGTGACTTGCGTGAATCTGGAGCACTTGAGCAGGATGCGGATTCGATCACGTTCCTGTATCTTGAGAAGGATGACGATAAGACTGGGCCGCTAGTTCGCTGGGTTCGCCCCAAGCAGCGTGGTGGCTCTGGTTACGAGAAAGGGCAGATGGAATTTCTGCGTCACACTGGAGTAATGAGAGACGTATCATAATGAAAATACAAAAAACATCAGAGATGGAATACACCATACACGGAGACAGGTCAGCAACATATACTGTGAGTCTCCTCGACAACAACCGCAAGGGAAGCTGCAATTGCCCGAACTTTCAAATGAGAGTTCAGCCCAAGTGGAATCGGCACGACGAAGCCCAGCCCTGCAAGCATATATTGCAGGTTCTGGGGAACGAAGTGTGGAAGCGAATGAATGGATAAACGCTTGACACATCAACTAAAACAACTAATAACAACACCATGACACACACGAAAACACTAGAAGACCTCGAATACTCACTAGCAAACCCAAGCGAAATGAGCGAAGAAGAATACGCCGATGTAGTAGACGAATTAAACTACTACTACGATAAACATGGGGAATACTTCACTGTTGAAGAGTTCGACATCTACAACCGAGCTGACATGCTAGTCGAGACTGGCGAGGAATACTACGAGACCATTGCTGCGGCGGAGGAGGGCGAGTATCGAAGCGAGGAAATGCGCTATCTCAACAGCGAAGGCAACCACTAATAACACACACTATGAAACTAATAAGCGAAACACCAATAACCAAATAAATACTATGAAAAAACTAAAGTGTTTAACAGCTAACAACTGGCACGAGGCAACCGACCACTGGGTAGAGCTAACCCTCAAGAAGTACGAGGGCTTTGAACCCAATGAGCTAACACAGGTATTCATGCGTGGCCCATTCGCTGGGTGGAGTGAACGTATGGTGTACGAATTAGCAGAGAATATGGACAAGGCAAACAAGCAAGTGCCTCGGCACAATGTATAACAACCACTATATTAGCAGTTAAGCCTGATATAGCCGTTAACTACCAATATAATACGCATTATGAAACTAATAAGCGACACATACAAAGAACTGGGGATTGCGTTTACATTCCCCATTGAGATTACGGATGCCAATGGCGACAATACTTACTACGAGGACAGCACTCCCTACTGGGTGAGGTGGGAGTATGATGCCAATCGCAAAGTGACTTACCACGAGAACAGTGCTGGCTACTGGTTTAAGTGGGAGCGTGATGCCAAGGGCAACGATACTTACCACGAGACCAGTAATGGCGACTGGGAGAGGTGGGAGCGTGATGCCAATGGGAAAGTGACTTACCTTGAGAACAGTAATGGCTACAAGAGCGGCACACCACGCTCCAACCACTAACCAATAACACACACTATATTAGCAGTTAAGCCCGATATAGCCAATAACAACCAACATAATACGAATTATGA